AAAGCATTGTCACGACTATATCCACCAGCAGCACCATAACCAACAGCACCCCAACCAGATAAATTATCTCCTGGCATACTCATAATAAACCTCCTTTAAACATTCCACCTAATAAATTACCTTTATTTTGCATACCTTGAAGCCCAAATTGTGCACCAGCTCCATACTGATTTGAAGCAAGTCTACTTTGTTGCCCAGATAAATTAGTCTGCGAATTTACACCATTATTTGATACACCACCAATAGTTCCAAGCATTTGAGTACCTTGCCCTAGACCTAAACCTAAAAATTGCATTCGCTTATTGGAAGCTATTGTACTTTGATTATTTCTAATTGAAGCATCATTTTGGTATTGGTTTTGACCTATTTGTGTTAGTGCTTGAGCTTCTAAACCACTATTACCAATACCTCTTTGAGCTAACGTACGACTAATATTTTGCTCTGCATGTTGAGCACCAAGATTGTTTTGTTGTAATTGATTAGCAACTACATTAGCTCCACTATAGTTATTAACATAATGTGCTTGTTTTTCTTCCATAGTTCCATACAAATCTTTCCAATCAGCATATTGCTGTTTTTGAAAATTTAGCTGAGCCTGACTCATTCCATAGGCTCTATTAGCATTTTGTTGTGCATATTGCTGTGCTTGATTAGCCCTCTTATTTGCCTCATTTTGTGCATGATGATTAGTTAAACCAAGTGTATCAGTAACATCACCAACAATACCTCCTAAAGCGTGCGTTGCACTGCTAATAGCATGTGTTACAAACCCCATTATATCTCCTTATAATATTTTATACTAATAACTTGTGCTTTTAAATGCTCTAATGCTTTAGCACTTGCACCTGTTAAACTTGTAGTTTCCCACCCTATATAATCAGCCTCTTTTAATCTATCTTCAAAATAGTTTATAAGTTCAGCTAAATATATCCTATATTGTTTTTCTATGTATATGCTACTAAGAACATTATCATAACTAAGTAAAAAACCAACTAATATATCTTTAGAATTATAAACACCTAAAGCTAAGTGAGGAAGCAAAATAATTATTCTTTGCATAGAGTTCACTTTGATACTTCTGGTATAATTCTAATAATTTATTATAATCATTATCACATATATTTTTAATCATACTCTATTATATCATAATTAATATTAAAACAATCTTAAATGATATTAGCACCAGTTAATGCAGTTATAATGCTATTAACCTTATCTTGAATAGTTTGCACTTCTACCTGTGTTGGAGGACTACTAATAGCTTGCGTTAATTTAGCTATGGAAGATTGAATTGGATTGTTAGTAGTTGTTCCACCTTCAGTTACTGTACCACTAGTAGTGCCAAAATTTTTATTAAAAGCTGTATTTTTAGTAAACTTAGGTTCATAATTTGGTAGTTCATTATTAATAGTTGTTATTTTACTACTATTTACAGATATATTGTTACTATTAGTTGTTATACTATTACTATTAGTTGTTATATTACTGCTGTTAGTATTTATGCTATTACTATTAGTTGTTATTTTTAATTCTATACTACCTATATTTGAGTTTATTGAATTAATACTATTATTTGTTGTATTTAAATCTGCAAAAGCTGAGACACCAATATTTCCAAATGCAATATTAAGTTGTTCTAGTAATTTTGATAAAAATCTTTTTAGTTGCTCTGGGTCTTCAATATCCATTGGTAATTGTATAAAGGTTGCTTGATTATCTGCCATTTTGTCTACCTTCAACTATATATTGTAATTCTAATAATTCTCCACTACCAGTTATTTCAAACTCTATATAATAGCCTAATCTATCCTCTGAAGGTACCAGCATCTCTGATGTTGTTTCATCAATAGTTCTAGTGGCAACTAATTTACTATTTATATAAATATTTATTACTAAATTTCCAATACATCTTACATAAAATGTCTTATAATTTTTAAGATTACTTATTTGTCCATCACTTAATTTAGGTGATTTATATACAAATGATAAGCTATTAGTTGATGTTAATAAGCTATATAGATTACCATTCAAAGAATAGTAAAGAGTATCATTGTATAACAAATTACAGAAACTATCTACTTTTTGCTCTATATATCTAAATACTTCACCTGAGGCTTGAGTAGTTAATGCTGAAATAGCTGCAAATCTAGTATCATAACAAAGTATTTTATCATTATATGCTACATAATAAATACCATCGCATACTTCAGCATCAATTACATTAGTAATATTTAATTTACCAAGTTTTTCTCTACTAACAACTTTTATTAACCCACCTGAAGATGCACAAATTCCTTCCTGAGATATCCAAACTAATGTATTTTTAGCAAAAGCTATTGACTTATGTGCAACACAACCTTGATTTGTACTTAATAAGTATCTTGATAATGTTTTTGGACTTGTGCCACTAACTATATATGTCATAGACTCAGTAAAAACTAATAGCCCATTACCAACTGCACCTAACCCAGTTAATGTATCATTAAATGTTATAAAATTAAAAGCACTCCAATAATTAACATATGCTACATCACTATAATATAATGTACTTCCAACAACACCAAAGAACATTGCATTACTCTCAGTTAAATATTTAAGACCTGTTGGTGCTGGAGCATAATTGAAACTATCTAATATAAAACCATTAACATTTAAGTCACCTAAATTATCTACATAGTTACTTGTAGAATTTGTAACTTCAACAACTAATGTCATTTTAGTTAAATTACCTCCAAGTCTATATATTCTAATAGTATCAACTTGAACATCTGTTGAAGCTGTATAAGCTACTTTAATAGAATTTAAGTTTGAAATTACTTCAGAACTATAAGTACTAGGTTGACTTTCAGTACCATCACTAGAATTATAATAAGTATAACAATATCTATAAGTACCTGTTAGTACACCTGACCCATCTAAAGATATTGTTGGAGTAACCATAGGTTTATCAATTCCTAAATTATACCAAGTAATACCATCAGTAGACTTTTGTGGTTTACCAACATTATCAGTATAGTATAATCTTTCTTGAAATTTAATATAATCTTTATATGTAGGTGAGCTAACCCAAGTATTTTTAAAGTTTATAAAATACTTACCAATAGTAACATTTTCATTGGTTGAGTCTTTTAATGGCTTTAAAGAACCACTTGTACTATCTACATTAGTATAAATTTGTGCCTCTGATTTACCTATAAGATGTGGAGCAACTCTTGTATTAAGACCTCCATTAAAGCTATCTAATTGTGCCATTTCCTGCCCTTTTTAATAGATTATAGTCGCTTTCACCTCTCACACCTACTTGCTTAAACCACTTACTATCTTTAGCTTGTTCTGCAGCTTCTAAAAAATCTTTATTTTTTACAGCTTTTATCATCTTTTTAAAGCCTAAAAATCTTGGTTCACCCATATTAAACATCATATCAGTTAGTGCAAACTGAACATCTGCAGGAAGATTTGCCCAAGATGGAAATATATCTCTTAATGCTGCAGTTGCTACTGCTATATCTTCTTTTAACATCAGTTCAGCAATTTGTCTACTTATTCCATTATCTGTTAAGTTATGACCTACACCTATTGTAAGTTTACCTACTGTATCCTTATAAGGATACAACTTCATACTCTCATTCTTTGTTATCAGCTCTGCTATTGTCATTGCTTAATCCTTCATCAAGTTTTATGTGTAATTTCTGCTTAATAACTTGAGATACAATATGCTCCATATAATAAAATGCTCTAGTACCTTGGTGAGCAAAAAATCCAGCTAAACCAACTGCTAACAACTCATTATGGTAATAACCTTGAATTATTAAAAATACTATAATTGCTATACCTGCACTACTAATTATATCAAATAGAAACAAAAATATTTTTCGTTTCCAACTATAATCTTTTATATCTCTTTTAAAGAAATTCATAATAGCACCCCATACTCCAACAATTAATATAGATAAATCTGCTACGTGGTCAATATCCTGTAAGTGTTCTTTAGGTAACATTTTTTCCCCTTGTATAGACTTTAACACTCTTTTCTACTGACCTACCTACAACATAACCACCTAAACCTATCTTTAATAGTGACCACATATCAGGAGGAATTGCTAATGATGTTGCTTTACCTCCAAATAAACTAATATATGGAAATAAAATATAATTGTTAGCTATTATTACTACAAAAACTAACATTGTTATTGGTCTCCAACTTCTTTGCAACCAACTATCACCATTAGCTTCTGCTTCTATTATAGAACCTTGTGTTTTAACTAATGTTTCACTATATTTATTCATCTCATCAGTCATTTTAAGCTGATAGTCTTGTAGTCCTTGCTCCATTTTAGCCTTTTGTTCAGGGCTTAAATCTGGAGGAAAATAACTCTTAATTAAGTTAGTTCCTGCTTTAACAACATCTCCAATTAAACTTCCAATTATTGGTATCATTATTTAATCCTTTCTACTTTTA